AGGCGGAGGCGGCTCCAAGAGCCGCCCCGCCAAGGCTTCCCGAAGATGCATAGCCGAGGCCGGCGCCCAGGCCGACATCGGCGATATCGCTGAATATGCTCATTTTTATAACCTCGTGAGTCCAGGAATGCCGTACATCGGCATGGGACGTGCGCATTTGAGATTAAAATATGCGTCCATTTTGAATTGAGGTTCTTCGGGTGTTGCGACAACCCTGTCGATCGGCGGGTTGTCTGTGATGAATGTCGCTCCCAGGGAAGGAGCCGACGCGAAATCTTGTGACAGATGCCATATGTCCAGGGAGTCGACCGCAATAGACCGGAATTTATGAGTGATGATGCTTGGTTTATACCGGTACTCTGCGAATCGCTCTTGATATCCGAATACATCGTCATCCGCTGCGGTCCCTGTAGCGTAGATTTCTTTTTGTAGGACTGCTTGTTCGCCAATAGTGGCGAGTTCTGGCCAGTAAAAGTCGAATCTTGTTTGCCTGGACCAGGAGCGCTCGATACCTCGCTGATAGGTGAGATCGGCTCGAAGGCTCGCGACTCCCAGTATGATTGAATGTTCCGTGAAGGAACGGGTGAACCCGCCGCCTTTTTTGGCAATTGTGCCAATAGCGGCAAGGTTTGCCTGCGGAGTGTCCGTGGTTTCGGCTGATGCCTGGGTCTGGGCAATGGGTGATATATTCACCGGCGCTTTTCCGCCGCCCAGAAAGCCCGGACGTTGCAGGCGTAGGTCGGGTGAATCGACGTTGAAATGTGCCTTTAAGACTTCCACGTACCTGGTGCCGCCCCTGGCGTCTTTTTCATAAAGGCGTTGAACTGCGATTGACTGACGCAGTTGATTAATAGTTGCCGCGGTTGCGTCCGATAGGTCTGCGACCAGGCCGACGCCTGGGTCGAGTGACCAGCCGGTAGCTGTATTTTCGTGTCCGAATGCGCCAGGTGTTGCACTTAATATCCCTGCTGATTCATTTACAGGTACTGGCGTGTCGGAGTTTTCTATGTATGCATTCCATCCGGCTGCCCCTGCGACTCTATCGATAGGTGCTGATGTTCCGAGGGGAATTGTTACTGATCCTGAGTCTGATTTTTGAGGCCAGGGGAGTGAACTCGTGAAGTAATCGTGCCTTTTGCCCCGGCTTTTCACTTCGTAATCGAGTGCGTTGTCGGGTCCGTCGTCGACGACTTTAGGCGCGTTAAACTGTAAGTTTTGATCTTTGAACCATTCGTTGTAGACCTGGTTATATGCCCTGAAGGGCATTGCGCTGTGTTCGAAGTCGATGTTGAGAGGAAGTCCGAAGTAGTCTCCCAGGGAGCCGGTTACGTATCCGCCCGCTGGCGCCGGCACCTGGGGAATAAGGAAGTCTGTCGAGTCTCCTGGGTTGGGTTGTTCACCGTTAAACCGTTTCCAGTTGTTCCAGAGTATGCGCATTGGAATCTCAAAGAAGAAGTATTCCAGGTACATGTTATCCATGACCGGCACGATCGGCGTGTTCATGCGACAGAAGAAGGATGCTTTGAGATTGAATGTGTCTCCTGGCAGGGCTTCATCGTAGAAGATGGGGAATAACTTCCCGCCATCGAAGAGTGTCTTAAATCCTGATGAACGGTCGAATTTTGACCGCTGGATATTGGGCGCGGGGATCCGCGCGAAGTCATGTTGTGAGACGGATTGCATTTTATTCTCCCTTGAGAAGTTGAAGGCCCTGAGCTAAGGATTCGATATTATCTTGAGTAATGCTGCCTGTCGAGTCGTCGAACTCGCCGCACTCGAACAGGGTATAATCTTCGGGATGTTTTCCGAATTGATGGCCCGAATCGTTACAGCAATCGCTGAACGTCCGGAGTGCTCGACCTGGTGCATGGTCGAAGAAGGGCGGCGTGTATGTTTCTGATTTTGAGTCGTAAACGGTGAACATTTTATGTATCATTTTCTAAGCTCCTGATGAGTTGCTTGTGCTTTCTCTGTTGAATTTTCTCCCGAACGGCTAAACGTTCGGGAGTATTGTTTGCGCGATGTGCTCGCGCAAATTCTTTGCGTTTTTTCTTAATTATTTCTACGTCGATTCCGCTTAACTCAGCGAGTTTATCGTAATATCGGGGTAACTTAATTTTTCTACCCCGATGAATCGCGAAGTCCGAGGGATATATTTCAGACTTATATTTTGTAAACCACTCTGCTGCAATACCTGGCTTAAGTGACATACAGGTGTATTCCGGCAGCAATGAAATGAGGTTCCCAGTATGTTTACAGGTAGTTTCATAGTGCTCATGGCTTTGATCTCCGGTTATTTTTTTGGTGATATATCTAGCGATGTAGGCCGCCGACTCGAATGTAACTGCACCAATACTTGTGTGCCCTTTACCCCAGAGGGTCTCGAGCGTCGCTGATCGCCAGAGTATTTGGTCGTCTTTTTTTGATAGTGGTTCTTTATCGGGGAAATCTATCCCGAAAAGGCAGGCATGATAATGGGGACGTTTTAAACTCTCCCCATATTCGCCGCACATGTAGTAGCGGACCGCCCTGGTAGGATATCGTTTGTATCGTCCGGTTTCCGGATTGATTTTCCTCTCCGAGAAGTGATAGCGCAGCCTTTTGATAAAAGCCTGAAAATCTGATTTTCGTAGTGATCCATCCCATGGGACGTGTTGGGGCGAATACGTGAGCGTGATAAAAGAATTCTGGTCGTGTAATTGCGCCTCGTGTACGCAGCGTATAGCCCACACGAGTGATCTGTCCAATTTGCAGCCGATACACTGACCACACGGTAGCTGTATCTTCGTTGTTGTATTTTCTGATCGCTCGAAGGATATCTTCCTGCCGTTCGGCGTGCTTTCTGTAGTCCGCCATGCGTCTAGCGGTGTGAAGCATGGCATTTTTTATACCCAATCGATTTGAAGATGCTCGTCTCCGAACATCTCCCATTGTTGTTTTATAGGCGGTATCCGCCTCGAAGTGGTGCCCGTGCGATATTTTTTTTGTTGATACGCGTTCCGCGTTTGAAGTTTCGATTTGAGCTTTTTCTGCTCATTTTTGAACGTCTCATTTTTCATACCTCGTACTGTAATTGATTTTGCAGTTGTCACTGCTTGGTGAATTATAACTAATAATTCTAAGCTTATAAGCTTTTTTAGGTGGCGTGTTGCCACCTAGCACAGTTAACATCAAGTAGAGTAACTGTGCTTCCCCCCTCCAAAACGCAGAAAAGGCCCCCCGAGGGGAGCCTTTTAATTTTTATTTTTTAGGTGGTGTCGCTCCTGGAGGGCGACCCCTCCAGGAGGGGCTATGCCCTCCAGGGGGGCGATGCCCCCCGGGAGGGCGATGCCCTCCTGGAACCCCTCATTCCTCGCTTGCGCTCGATTTAGGGCCTTTCGCCGGTTTTGGCTCCGGAGGTACCTCGTCAGGGGTTTTGTCGCTCTGCTGTTTCCCTGGAGGCCTCTCCGTTGCTTTTGCCGGCTTTGCCAGGCCCATTTCTCGCAGTTGCTCGATGTTATCGGGGTTATCCACAAATTCCAGGAATTTTTGTGGATTGTTTTCGAATTTCTTTCGAATCGATGATGGTAGTTCTTCGAACATTGATGCCGCCTCAGAAATGAGGATCAGCGCTTCGGCATGATCGAGCGGCGGTATATCCATGTACTGCGGTGCATGTTTGGCATAGTGTTCCAGGACTCCCGTCCTTTGGAACTTTGCCATGATTTTGTTGATGTCGCACTCGTCCTTGAACGATTGTTTTGTCATGGACTCGGCGGGGTCGAATGTTATTGAATGTGGGCGTTTCATTATCTTCTCCAGTAGTAGCGGGCTTTTTGATCTTTGAGTGGTTTCCCAATTGTTAGGAAATCTCTTGTTTTTCCGGACGGCAATGTTTCGCTTCCGGTTTTATTTCCGTCCTTATCGCCGTAAATTTGGCGATCGATATCCGCGTTCTCCGCGTCTGAGATTTCGGGAATCGTTGAAGCTGAATTTCCCTTTTGGGCTATAAGCCTTTGCGCCTCTTCGAGGCTGATTCCGAAGAATGACGCCACCGTTTTGACGTTGCTTTTTAACCATTCGAATGGGTTTGTGTCGGCCGTTGTTTTTGCAGTATTGGCCTCGATGTTTTTTATTTCGGCAGCTTGTTTTTTTGTTGCTAATGCTGCCTGAAGTGCGGTTCCCGGTATGTTTTGGGCTACGCCCATAGCGCCGCCTGGTGATGAAGCACCGTCCCTTGCTGCCAGGATTGGGTTAAGCCCGGCGGCTTTTAGATCGGCAACGGCTCGTTGATAGGCCGTTGAGGACATTCTTTCCTGGAAGTCCATTTGATCCTTTGCCATCTCTTTCGAGGTGGCTTGTTGTGATGCGACGCCATAGGCGG